TAAAAAATATAAAATAGATCAACCATATGAGTTTGACGAATTACTTTACTTTCGAGAAAAGTCTGCTAAACTTAATTTTGAAGATAATACCCCTGAACGTCTACTTGTAAAAGAACAAGTAACTAAGGCAAAACTTCAAAAACTTAAACGTAACCTCACTTAAGGATATTCCTCATGAAATTAGTATTATGCTCAGTAAAAGACCGTGCAGCGGATGCTTATGGTCGTCCAATGTTTGTTCCTTCAGTTGGTGTCGCAATAAGGAGCTTTAGCGACGAAGTTAACCGCTCTGATGCTGAAAACCAGTTATTTAATCACCCAGATGACTTTGATTTGTATGAATTGGGTGAATTTGATGACAATACTGGATTATTTGCTTTACATGATCAACCAAAACTATTATCTTTAGGAAAACAGGTAAAAATACCTAAAGAATGATTTAAACAAGCCGACTCAAAGGTATTATCTTTGGGTCGGAATAAACAAAGGAGCTCGTTAATATGCATCGCAATCAATCGGTAAATGTTCATCAATTTACAATGATTCCAAAGGCCGATATTCCTCGGTCGTCGTTTGACTGTCAGTCAACGCATAAAACAACCTTTGATGCTGGTTATTTGGTACCAGTATATGTAGATGAGATGCTCCCAGGCGATACATTTCGTTTGAATATGACGGCATTTGCCCGTCTTGCAACCCCGTTATATCCGATCATGGATAACATGCATCTGGATTCTTTCTTTTTCTTTGTACCTAATCGCTTGATTTGGAACAATTGGCAAAAATTTATGGGTCAACAAGCGAATCCTAATAGTTCGATTTCTTATGTTGTACCCCAACAAGTAAGTCCCGCCGGAGGATATGCAATTGGATCATTACAAGATTACATGGGATTACCTACTGCCGGTCAGGTTGCTGCTGGTCAGACTGTTAGTCATTGTGCATTCTGGCCTAGAGCTTATAACCTTATTTATAACGAATGGTTTAGGGATGAAAACTTACAAAATTCTGTTCATGTGGACCTTAATGATGGTCCCGATAATGTTTCTGATTACACTTTATTACGTAGAGGTAAGCGAAAAGATTATTTCACTAGTGCATTACCTTGGCCTCAAAAAGGTACTGCTATTACTTTACCCTTAGGTACTAAGGCACCAATTGCTTCTGATGCTACAGCTGGTCTAGCAAATATGGGTGTTATTTCTACAACTCAAAGTGGTTTATTAAAAGCTATTGGTACAGATTCTTCTTATGGTTATGTATCAACTGTTACTACTGCTGATTCTGGTGCTTTATATGCTGATCTTTCTCAAGCTACCGCAGCAACAGTAAACCAGTTACGTCAATCATTTCAGATTCAAAAACTTCTTGAAAGGGATGCTCGTGGCGGTACTCGTTATACTGAAATTATACGCTCACATTTTGGTGTTATTTCTCCTGATGCTCGCTTACAGCGTCCCGAGTACATCGGGGGTGGATCAACCAATATTAATATTAATCCGATCGCTCAGACGTCGGGTACTAATGCTAGTGGAACTACTACCCCTATGGGCACACTTGCTGCTATGGGTACTGCCTTGGCTCATAATCATGGCTTTACTTACTCAGCTACTGAACATGGTGTAATTCTTGGATTAGTATCGGTACGTGCAGATCTTACATACCAGCAAGGACTTGCTCGTATGTGGAGTCGGTCAACACGTTACGATTTTTATTTCCCAGCATTTGCAACCTTAGGCGAACAAGCCGTACTCAATAAGGAAATTTATGTTACAGGTAATTCTGGGGACAATGATGTATTTGGCTATCAAGAACGCTGGGCAGAATACCGATATTATCCTAGCCGCATTTCAAGTTTGTTCCGTTCTACTGCTGCTGGAACTATTGATGCCTGGCATCTTGCCCAAAAGTTCACTACTACACCTACGTTGAATTCAACGTTTATACAAGACACACCACCAGTGAGTCGAGTAGTAGCGGTAGGATCCGCAGCTAACGGACAACAATTTATTTTTGATAGCTTTTTTGATTGTAAAAAAGCACGACCAATGCCAATGTACAGCGTACCTGGCTTAATTGATCATTTCTAATGTTTAAAGCTATATCTGAAGCATTTTCATCAGCACCCGGCCTAGGTTCTTTACTAGGCGGTGTTGCTGGTGGGTTAGGTTCGTTTTTTGGACAACAACAAGCGAACCAAGCTAATCAAGAAATGGCAAGAGCGCAGATGGCGTTTCAAGAACGCATGTCTGGCACATCGTATCAACGTGCTGTTACAGACATGATAGCTGCGGGTTTAAACCCCATGCTAGCTTATTCACAAGGCGGAGCATCGACACCGTCAGGACAAACAGCAGTTGCACAAAGCGCTTTAGGCGCTGCAGCTAATAGTGCAACCCAAGCAGCCAATGTAATGGCTGATATTAATCTAAAAACTACACAAGCATCTACAAATAATAGCCAGGAAGATTTAAATAGAGCTAATCAAAATTTAGCTTTAATTGAAGGTGCTAATAAAGCAGCACAATTACCTGGCCATCAAAAGTATGTTGATCAAGTTACAAGTATGATTGCTCAAAATAATGCTATGGCAGCTCAAAGTTCAGCTTTAGCTGCTAAACATACTGCCGAATTGCCAGAATCTAAAGCAATTGGCAGATTATATGAAGGAAATAAAGGCGCATATATTAAAGGCGCTGAACGATTATCACCTGTCGTCCGGGACGTTGGAATAGGTGCATCGTCAGTTCGAAACCTTATAAGTAAAGGATTATCTAATCCTTTTAGACCATATACACCAGATAGTAGACCGACTTCAAATAGGAGATAAAAATGTCAAAAAACACTGTTTTTTTACGTACACCATACAACTATGACAAAGATGCTGCGTCAAATGAGTCAGGGTTGCATTGTGAGGATGCTTCCCTGGCTCAGCAGCATTACAAAGAAGAATGTGATATCAATACCATTCTTCAAAAATTTAATGTTACAGGTTTATTGCCTGAAAACACACTATCGCCTCGTTATGGCGATTTCACCGGGATCGGTGATTACCATACTGCCTTGAATCGCGTAATCGCGGCTCAAGACGAATTTGAGGCTTTACCAGCCCAAATTAGGGCTCGTTTTGATAACGATCCCGCAAAATTAATCGAATTTTTAGAAAATTCGGATAATCGACCAGAGGCCGAGGAACTCGGATTGGTCGAAAAAGCCACTGCCGAAGTCGTAGAAGTGGCTAAAAACACCCCTGAAAAGGCGGCTGAATAAGCCGTAGCACAGTTGCATTACTTGATGTAACTGTGCTAGGTGACACCAAACCCTCTAAAGGAGAAAAAAAAATGATGTATAGAAAACCGGTTAATAAATATAAATCTGCTCGTTCCTTTCGTAGGAACGCTAAACGGACAAAGTATGCAAATATGTCTAAGTCTCCTCAGCGTGGAGGCTGGAGGCTCTAAAAAAGCTCCAGGCACCTCACATGCCTTGTTATCACCCTATAAGTGCATATCAATGCACTGATGGATCAATAGTTTTCTCAGAATTGAGAAAACACGATATAACACGATCTTTAACCCTACCTTGTGGTCAATGTGTTGGGTGTAGACTTGAACGCTCACGACAGTGGGCTATTCGTTGCATGCACGAATCTCAAATGCATGAAAAAAATTGTTTTATAACCCTCACTTATGATGATGCACATCTCCCAAGCGATAGATCATTACACTACCGAGACTTTCAGCTCTTTATTAAAAGATTACGAAAACGGTATCCTGGACGAAGAATACGTTATTACATGGCTGGAGAATATGGTGAAAACTTTGGGCGCCCGCACTGGCATGCCTGTATCTTCGGACTCGATTTCGATGATAAGAAATTATGGAAACGGACTTCCGCTAATAGTCTCTTATATAGATCCAAAGACCTTGAATTACTCTGGCCATTTGGTTATTCCTCCATTGGAGATGTTACTTTCGAATCCGCAGCCTATGTGGCTCGATACATTATGAAAAAAGTAACAGGCAAAAATGCTGAAAGTCACTATATTGAAATTGACCCTGATACAGGGGAAATACTTAAGCGTAAACCCGAGTTT